ACTTGTATTTCATCAGGTATTTGATTAATATCTTTTGCAAAATAAACACAAGCAGGTGTTTTTCCTTCATCAAGTGGTACTGCTAATATGTGTCCATGCTTTAGTTTTGGCAAATACCATTTGACATCTTGAAAAACATTAATAATTTTAATCTCGTCTGACTGTATCATATAATCTGTCAGCGGGTTTGATACTAATGCATGAAAGCCTCTGTCATTTAAACTAGTCAACGGAACCATTTCACAAATACCTAATTCTCTTTCTATTATCATAATACTCCAATCAATTGGCATTTGTACTGTTTTCTTTCCAATTTCTAATATCATGCTTGGTGCACTAAATGATTCCAAAAAGATCAATGGAATAAAAAAGAAATCAATATTGTTTTTGTTTGTGGTATCAAGTACACAATATTGCAAATCATCTACAAGTTCTGGTACTTTGTTCAAGTTATAACTTTTATTTTCTGTTGTTAAAATTTTCATATATTCACCTTATTAATAGTATACGGATAATTTGCCTCTTTGTAAAACTTTTTTCTTGCCGTCAAGTGTCTTTTTGAAAATTTACAATTTGAAGTTATATCCCATATTTGTACATGATCCTTGTCTTTGGCTTTTCTAATACCTCTTCCAATACTTTGTATTACTCTAACAAAACTTTTTCCAGGTTCTAGTAAAACCAAATTAAATATTCTTGGTATATTGATACCTACTGCCGCAATTCCGTAAGTTGCAATTAAAACTTTGTGTTGCTCAGTAGCAATTTCGCTATACTCTTCTTCTCTGTCTTCTGTTTTTGTTTTTCCTTGGACAAAGACCGATCCAGGAATTAATTCTTGTAGTAATTCTCCTGATTTGATTCTGTCAATCAAAATCAAAGTGTTTCCACCATCACGTATTTCTTCAATCAAGTTACTTAAAAATTTTAATCTTTCTAAATTTGTTGTCAAATATGCAAGTTCTTCCTGATAAGTTCTAAACGAATTAGCATCTTGTGTTTGTATAACATTCACATGACAGTTTGCAAGTACACCTTTGCTTTGTAATTCACTTGCTGATAATTGGCTTATAACTGTACCTAGTGAACAAATCAAACTCATTTTTTCATAATCTTCTTTTGGCACCGTGCCTGTTAATCCCCATCTAATTGGAATGTGTGCAAAAGGTCCAGTTAATAAAGATTTTAATACATCAGCCTTTGCCATGTGTACTTCGTCAACTATAATACAATTAACATCTTTTATGAATTCTTCAATAGGAAATTCTGCTTCATCTTTTTTTGTATTTTTATTTAAAATATTTAAACTTTGCCATGTGCAAATTGTGTGTTTGTGTCCTAGTTCTTTTCTTTCACCAAAATAAACACCAACATCTAATCCTACATTTTTATAATCTTCTTCTGTTTGTGTAACAAGTGATTTGTTTGGTACTACTACAATTGATCTACCATAATTTTCACAAATTTTTGAAAGTGCCGCAGTGATAATTGTTTTACCAGCACCAGTGGCTATTTCTTGTAAACTTTGTGGATTACTGATAAAATCATTAATAACTTTAACTTGATAATCTCTTAATACAATTGGCTGTCCTTCATGTGTATGACCTTTAGGCCAATTGATGTGTGAAAAAAAACTGTCAGTAACTTCTTCAAATGAAAAATCAAAACTTTGTCTATGATCTTGTATCTGTATTTCATATCCATTGTTTTCAATAATTGGCAAAATTTGATCTAGCAAATTCAAATATGTTCTTCCACCAATGTCACAAAAACGTATGTTACCATCCCATCTGCCCAACTTGTAAGCAGGCAAGTGAAATGCATATGGCACAAAAAATTTAAGTTTGTCAGAAATTTTACGTCTTGTTGAAACGTCAAGACCTTCAAACTTTACATTAACTTCATCTTTGATTATTAATGTTGCTTTAGCCATGGATTCTCTTCTCTTAACTGCTTTATAGAATTTTGTAGTCTTATTGTATACTCTTTGCCTAATTCACTGTATAAACTTAAAAATTGCACTAAAAATAACGAATCTACAGTGTTGTTAGCAACCATTTGATCTCTAACTTTACGAAATCCGTCATATGCATTATGATGATTAATTAAATGATAATAGTAATCAACAGATCCGCATTTGTCTTTGAACTTGATAATTCCCCATGGTGTATTTTTTACACCTTTTGGTTTTATTTGAGGCATGTTTTCGTTCCATGTTCTTATTCCAAATAGATTATTTGCTTCTTTAGAAAACCTTGAATTACCCCAAGCAGACTCATGAATTGCCTGTGCTATCACAATCTCAATTGGTATATGATGTTTTTCCTCTTTTGCTAAAACATTTTTATCTACACAATACACTATAAAATCAATAAATTCTTTTTTGTTTTTAACTTCTCCAAACTGTATTTTTGGAATTCTTTCTATCTGATGTATTTCATGTTCTTTTACTATTTTTGCTGGTGCTTCATTTTTATTGATACTTCCAGTAAACAATAAAATTACAAAAACAACTAAAACTAGTAACAAAAACTTTTTCATCTCTATCCTTTTGCAAACAATTCAGCATCATCAAGTCCAGCAACTCTCAGTTTTACAATATTATTAATCTGAAATTGTTTACTGTCAATGGCTTTCATTAAACCCAAGTATTTGTTTCTTAACAAAGCAAACTCATTAACAAGTTGACTCATGCTCACTACTTCATCTTCACCATCTATATACTTTTCTACATCTCTACTAGTTAATGCTCTTTGATAGTTTTCAAGATATTTTTTGTAATGAATACTTCTAATTTTTCGCAATTGTATGTTTAAAAACTCTAATATTGATTCAATTTCTTGTAACTGATTAAAACGGTGCTCTACAATTCCTGGTATTTTTGATGAATTCAATTCAATGTTACCTTTCATGCCACACTCAATACGAGCTTCTTCTAATTGATTTTCAAAATAATCAATACAATCAGGCAACTTTGAAAAATCAGCAGAAACTGTGTTATACCATTTTACCATTACCAGTCCTCGTCTTCTTTCCAATCGTCATCAATTGATTCTTCTTCTTGATAATACTCGTTTAGAGCTTTTTCTAAATGTTCATCAGCCTGTTTGATTTCAACAATACTTTGTTCATCAATACTGTAATCATCAAGTAAAGTAACAAAAGACATAGCGGCATCTTCTCTGTCTTTAGCTGGAATAAAAGGTAATAATTTTTCCCAAGACTCCATTAACATTGCAATATCTTGATTGGTTATCATTATTCATCTCCTGTTGTTTCACTAACTGTGCTGTTTGCACTTAATATTTCTTCAAACTCAGACATAACCATATCCATTAACTCTCCAGTCCATTGCTTACGATAATGTTTATGTTCTGTACCTGCTTTGTCAACATATTTTAAACGATTTCCTTCTTTAACAAGTAGTCCTTTTTTCTCAAATAAATCAACAAGACCACTGTAAGGATCCATTCCAGATTCATATGGAATTTTAACCTGTACTGATTCAAAAGGTTTGTTAAATCTAGTTTTCATTACTTTAATTGCTGATCTAATACCAGTAACGTCAGATATTTTATTTCCATCTTCATCTTCTTTTAATTTAAGTTTTTTCATAGCAATCACAACTGAACTTGCATACACAAATCCTTGTCCACCTGATATTTTGTCATCTGGATCAAACATGTCTTGTGATGCGTATGTGTGATTGGTTGCTACCAAACCAATGTTATGACTACCAAATCTATTAACACAGTTTCTAATCAATGCTGTTAATGATTTGGCTTTTCTACCAAGGTCACCTTTCATATCACCTTTTTCAAATTGATCTCTGTCAGTTGGTGTCAACAACATACCTAAACTGTCAATTACAAATAGAATTTTTGGTTTATCTGCTTCTTCTTTACCATCATATTCTTTGCTGTAATTTGTTATAAAATCACTAATAATTTTTGCAACATCATCAACCATTGCCACATTAATTCTTAAAAGTTTGTCTGGTGATGT